TTTTCTTCATCGTGAATATACAATTGAATCAAAGCGTAGTGCAAAATCTTCATTACATCCTTGCGCCCGTCGGCAGCGTTACCTTTTCTGCCGTATCGTTTTGCATACTTGATGACATTGCCCAAGCAAAAGCCAGTACCATGCCCAGAGTCAATGATAACGTCAGTAGCCTGATACTTATTCGTCGCGTAATGTTGGTCGTAGGTTCCATCGACATATTTTTTAAACTCCTCAATCAATTCATCTTCACGAAACTTATAATTCACTAACTTGACTCCTCAAAGTTCAGTTCTGGTGCCGTCTTTTCTTTCGATAGTTACGGTGCCTTCATCTTCATCAATTTCAATGCCAATTGCGTCTATAGCCATGCATAAACGAAAAAGTCCATCAAACTCGCCTCTTTTAAATCCAAACCAATGTCCAGCAGAGTAAGAGCAAAACATTAATCCCGTAGCAATGATAGTGTGCAGTACTGGGTCCATAGAACCTCCTAATTAAATTTAATACCACTTAGTTTATTTCCTGCAGTAGTTCTATCGAACACGGGGATATCGTCATCCACTAAATCTTCTTGCTCACTTTGATCTACATCATACAGTTTCATTTTGCTTCTGTCAACCCCAATAACGAAACGCTTGTTGACGTTTGGATCGTTATACCGATTCTTCAATTGCTTAACCATAATTTGATTCAAACGTGTAAGCTCTTCGTTAGAAACTAGTGCAAACATCAGATCCGCAGTCGCCGGAAGTCCGAACGATTCAGAAGTGTCTTCGAGACCAGGATCAGAATTTGCATATCCGGATCGTGTGGTTTGAGTAGCGGATACAATCGGCACATCAAACTCTACAGCCAGACCCCTGATCTCTTCGGCAATCGCTTTAATATATGTGTATGAGTTAATAGCGCCACCCATACTCTTCATTCTTGCGCTTGCACATATATTTAGGTAATCAATAAAGATGATTTCCGGAACAAATCTTTTTTTCAAACGCAATTCATTTAGCAGAGCACGAAAATGCCCGGTGTGTGCCTGTCCAGTTGGATACTCTTTTATTATGAGTTTTCCGTTTGTGGCATCTGCAATCTTTTTAATGCGATCCGTAAACATAGGTTTGGACATATGATCGAGTTGATCTATAGCAACGTTCATCAGATTGGCATCTATCCTTTCTGCGATACGTTCTTCAGCCATTTCCATGGTGATATACAGAACGTTGCGCCCCTGAGATAAAGCGTTAGCTGCAACGTGACACATAAACAAAGACTTACCGACACCTGTACCAGCAAGGGCAATGTTCAGTGTCTTGTTCGGCAGTCCGCCCTTGGTGATCGTATTGAAATACTCAAGGTCAAATGGAATGCGTTCTTCTTGTGCGTGATAGAAATCATATCGCTGATCAATATTTTCTAAATAATCGTGACCAACATTGTTATCAAAACATACTGCCAAAGCTTTCTGCAAAATATCAGGCAGGGCATCCTTGGTATATTGAGTGTGCTTCCCATCGATAACCTGAATCGACTCCATGATAGCCAAATACACAGCACGATCTTGACACCACTTCTCAGTCTTCTCAAGAAGCCACTGCTCGTTCTCTTCTTGATACTCAAAGATAGAAGGCAGGATATCTAGAGCGTGTACATAAGTCTGCTCAGTTAGCGCAGTGCAATCATCGATCTCAATTTTAAAGGCTTCCATCGAAGGAAGACGGTTGTATTTCTGTACGTACTTTGTTACTTCGGTAAAAAGAATTGCATAAACACCCTCGAAATATTCCTTCTTGATGAAAGGAATAACCTTGCGCATATAATTTTCATTGGTGAGAATGTTTCTAAGTATCGTCTGCTCAAGATCAATCTTCACTTTCTTCTGCGTCTCCATAAGCTAATGAACCATCAGATGCTGCAACAATAAGAATGTCTTCCAGCACATCCGCAACGAACAACTGAAGCTCTTCATCGTCAGTTGTTAGTTCTGAGTTAGGAGTAGATTCTATCACAAAATTGAACTTAAGGAAAGCATTTTCGTCTTCACCCTCAAAACCAATGTTGCCAAATTTAATTACAGTTTCCGGATGCGGTCCTTCTAAAAGACGCACTGCCCAAGACTGAGTGTTAGTTTCATCTGATGGGGTTAGTTCGTAATGAACACCTTCTGATATTTTATTTTCTATTTCATTCATCGAGCAACAACCTGTATTTTTTGGGTAAATTAGTTTGATTTTCTACGGGGATATTAACAATTTTTAGATCGAGAGCTTCGTTGTCTGTTAAAGTATTCGGAATTTTTTTTGTTTCAAAAATTTCTAAAACTTTATTTAATGATCTTATATGTTTACTGTTCATTCGGTAAAAATCTTTACTAGAACTAGTATAAATTTTATTAATGAAACGTTCTTCATCACAAAAAAACCATGATAAATGCCAGCCTGCTTTTGGTATACATTTTAAAGTATTATTACTTCTTATTCTTCGCCATATTTTTGTGTTTTTACGTAACCAACGTCCGGAACCTAAAGCTATTGATTTAGTAGAATACTGTTCATTTTTTGAATTATCCCACAAGATATGATTCAAATCATAGATAAACCAATCCATCTCTAAACGAACCGGCTTTGGTGGACATCCTAGCTTTAATACTTTGTCAGCATTCCAAATCTCATCTACATCACAAGTTATTACAACATCATCTTCTTGTACAATTTCTGCTAGGTAAGAAAATGATTCCATTCTAGATTCTTTTTCATTGAGAATAGCGCTTTCGAAATCGCGATGACGTTTCTCTTTATCTTTTGAAGATCGATCAATATCCAAGCGTTTAACACTGTAAATACGGTGATCAATTTTGTGCAAGTAGTCTTTAAATAAATGTTTATTTTCCTGGAAGTATAGTGGCTTGGGATCGCCAAGCCACGTATGCTCCGATTCAGATAAAACAAATTTGCCGACGTAATCATTTAATTCTTTGAGCCTAAAGGAAAGCATTTCTAGCTCATCATTAAATTGGAAGGCGTCTATAATCATTCTTCGACTGAGAAATCTAACTCGCTACTTAATCCGGATCCCATAGAATATGCTTTGGAAACATATTCACAGAAGGCTTCGTCGCGTAAGAGAGGTCCCCAAAAATCACAGTTAAGCTGACTCTGTCGATACTTGTGATCAGGTTCGTCTGCTTTCGCATACCAGCCGTTAGAAGGTTTGATCACATGACCAGAAGCTAGTGCAACATCAAGAAGCCCACTGTATTTGTCGATGCCGCCTTCCCAAGAAACCGTAATGGGAATCTTAGATTGTTCTTTAACAAAACGAGACTTCTCAACCTTGATTACAAAATCATAACCTTCGACTTCAGTTCCCGATTTGTTTTGCCTACGGCCAATGATCCAAATGTTGTTGGCACTGTAGTAAATGCCAGTACCACCTCCAACAACATCTTTTGGATATAAACCAATCTCTTTGTAGGTGTGGTTAATAGCAAGCAAAGGAATGTCTTTCATAGAGAGGTATGGAGTTACCATACGAAACAAACCTTTGAGGGCTTTAGCACGGGACATATCAGCGACGGACTTTTCGTTCATCGCATCTTCGAGTTCTTTCTTAGATGCGAGGTTGCCGATTGAGTCTATGATAATAATCACATCATCTTCTTTGTCCATGTTGTCGAGTTGACTCACCAAATCAAACTTCAACTCTTCGGCATCCGATACTGGCGTGTGTAGAACACGAGTAGTATCAATACCAAATCCCTCGAAGTATGATTGTGGTGAGCCAAACTCTGAGTCGTAGAATAGCAACACGGAATCTGGCTTAGCTTCCATATAAGCTGCCGCCATTTTTAAAGCAAAAGAAGTTTTAAAATGTTTTGATGGCCCAGCCAGAACAGTTAGACCGTTTGACAAACCGCCATCCAATTTTCCGGAAAGAGCCACATTCATCATGGGAACTCCGGTATCTACATAATCTTTTTCTTTGAAGAACTCTGAGTGGTCAAGTCTTTCAGTGAACTTGACCTTAGAGTTTTTCATAAGCTTAGCCATCAATGACATATTAGTCTTCCTTTAGGTTACGAAGGTTTACTGCTTCTTCCAGCAGAGTGATTCGATCAGATTGACCAACCAGCATCTTTACATCCCTGTCAGCATACTCGCCGCCATAAGAACGAGCTTTCTTCACAGTGATAGATGAATCAGTTTTCGCTTTAATAAACGAAGGAAGCATCACACGCGAATCTTGTAAAGCGGGATGTCGTTCAATCATTCTTCGAACAATTGTTGGGTTCGCTGCACCAAGATCTAGAATGACCTGATGAAACTGATTAAAGAAAGCTTGCTTGACTGCACGAAATCCAGCTACTCCAAGCTTTGCGTAAATAACTTCGTGCAAAGTGCCTTTAACAACTTCTTTAGTTGAAGTGTAAGTGCAATGTTTAATGATGTTTAAGAAAGCATCAAGTGCTTTGGGGCCACCACCAACGTAATTTAAATCAGATACCAAAATTTCTTCTGGATCTTCACTAAACTCTGGTGAGTAAATCATTTTGCCGGTCACCCAATCAATACCAACGACATTGATAATACGATCTAAAGTTTCTGTATTGATGGTTGTTTTTAAACAGATACCAGCTTGCGTGTTCTGAGCAATCTTCTGAATGGTTGCAATCAAAGCAGCATCATCTAGAGAATCGTTCTTTAACATAGGAATATCGTCACAAATAAAAACTACAGCTGGGCGATATTCAAATAGTTGAATGTCATCTTTAGGACCAAAACGCATTACTTCAGCAACTTTCAAATCAAAAGCAGCCTCTGTCGCAACAGCGAGATGATTGTTGCCAGTAATAGCAATGCGAAGTTTTTCTCTAGGCAATCCCGCGTCAGTTACGCCAGTGCCTTCTGTGGGATCCCAATCTGCATCAACAATTTCGGGTTGTGGCGGGACAATGTTTTGTTCTTCAGTCATTTTAACTCCTATACATTTCGATATGCATACTCTACAGCGCGATCAGCTTCGAGGTCTAATGGTCTATTAGTATACCAACTACCAGTCTCCATGTCAAGCTCTCTGCATAAATCAGCGATTTCCTTTGCTGTAATCGGATAATCATTTTTGATAGCATTAGCTGCTGTCGCAACCATTATCTGATACATTTTATGATACCATCCAGTATCTGATATCATTTCATATTCTGCCGCCAAGTGTTTGGGGAAGAACGGACAATTTTTGTAAGAAGACCAGACAACATCTTTAGCTTGCATCTGTTCTTTTCTATACGCAATTACCGCTTCCGCAATTTTTGGTGGCAGTCTATCAATAAAGTTACCATTCGTTTTTGATTGATAACTCCACTGTGACATTATATAGTCGGGATCTAAATGCTCTCCCTCATTCACATAAAAAAAGTTAAACGCGTCTGGATATTGTGCAGGTACATAATACATTCGCGATAAGTCTTTGGTTTGTTTGTCTCCTATATCTTCAAATTGTTTGTTAAGTGCATACCAGAAGTGTGGTATGTCTTTTTTATCTAATGTTTTCGATAACGGAAATACTAGTCTAAACTTAGGCTGTATTGCAGTGCTTGAAGCAGTTGAGTAACAGACATAAGAATACTTTCCGCATATCCTTTGTAAGTTATGATCAACGTCTCCGGTGTGTATGCTAAAATCGTCAACATCAATAGCACACCACCCAGCCCAATACATAACATTTTTATTAGAGCGCGTACTGTCTTTGATATACACAGCAGGGCTAATGAGAGGAGAAGAATTAGTTCCACCTTTCTTACCTTTTAGTTTTGAACATTTTTCCAACCATTTAACAAGACCAGACCATGCGCCAAACTCTACCGTTCGATGTGTTTTATTATCGAAAGTGCTGGAAAACATTGTGACTTCATATTTCATACAAAGAAATCTTCCAAGGTGGCTTTAGGTTCTGCGGACCAACCAACAGCATCAAGGATAGGTGTCAGAGGATCTACAAATGATTTAGAAAACATGGTATCAAAATCTATTGCAGGTGTCAAGCCAAATTCTTTCGGCAAGTTGTTCGGAAAAGCAATAACGTTTTCCTTTATCCGATTTGGTTCTTTCAAATATACAAACTTAATTTTTTCGCCGTTTTGAATCTTCTCATATTTCTCCTCCAACCCTTGCTTCTTAAGGTGGTGATTATATAACAACGCGCCTCGTGCGTGTATTGGAGTTCCCTTGCTATAAATGTTGTCGCGATCTGCAAACTTATCGATGTTTGTTATTCCTCTGGGGAAAGCGATCTGTTCTGGTGTAAGGAGTTTAAATTGGGACTTAAAGTCAGAAATGAATCGTTGTGTATCTGATTCGGTACTTTCTATGATGACTCGAAAGATCTCGCGCATTTTTTTTCTTATAACTTCAGGGGTTGA